CTCAGCAAGTAGCTGGGTCGCTTATCGCTGAATACCCAACGAGTGATAGCACAGCAAAAGCCATGGAGGTCGAAGAAAAGGCAGGTCGTGTTCTGTCTCAAAAGAACAGAATCGTGGTGCAGGATGCAATTAATGCATTACAGGCATTGCTCGATGCCTCTGAAACACCAGAAAAAGAGATTCAGGAAGAAGCCTTCGCTATGAAGCGCGATATGCAGTCAATTGTAAAAGTGGCGAGCTATGCCCTCAACAAGTGGAAGAACTTTGAGCAAAAGCTTTAATTTATTATTTTAATATGTCAGAACCACAAGTATTAACCGATGAAAAACTGGGCAGCATTGTTGCTGCTGCAGTAAGCAAAGGAATGACTGAGGACATTGCAACTGCAGTAAATACTGCTGTACAGTCTGAAGTTAAACGTTTAGGTCTCGATAAAGTAGATCTTAAACATGGTGTATTTAGCCAAGAAGATGCTAACGCTCTCCCTGGTTTAAATGAAGAACAAAAGGCAGCACGCAAACAAAGCGTAACTGCTAAGTTCTTAAAAGCAGCTATGAAGCGAGACTTCAATAGTCTCAGCATGATCAAGGGAATGAGTGAAAACGTTGATAGTGAAGGTGGATTCTTAGTACCTGAAGAAACAGCTACTAGTGTCGACCGCATTGTAGAAAACGTTGGTCTTATCCCTAAATTAGCTCGCAGAATCCCAATGATGCGCGAGACTATGAACATTCCTGTTCTTGGTAACGCAGCTTCTGTTACTTGGGATGGTGAAGGTAATGCTGGAAGCGATGGATCTCCAACATTTGGTAACGTTAAACTATCAGCTAAAAAGCTCACTGGTTTAGCGCCACTTACCAACGAGCTCTTAGAAGATGCCAACCAAGATGTTGCGTCTTTAGTTGAAGAGTTGTTTGGTGAGGCAATTGCTACCGAAATCGATAGACAGGGGTTGGTTGGTACAGGATCTCCTTTCACTGGTATCTTGAGCCACAGCCAAGTTTCTGTAACTACAATGGGATCTACTAAGACCGCGTTTACTGATGTTACGCTTGGTAACCTCCGTGACATGATCAGTCAGATAAAAATGTCCCGCTTACCTGGAAGTGTATTCGTAATGAGTCCTTCAATGTTTGGCGTTGTACAAAAGATTCAAGAAAATAACCAATCAATTGTTACTTTCCAAAATCCTATTGTACCTAACACCATCAATGGTGGCGTATTAGTTCCAGCTGGTTACATCTGGGGCTACCCAGTTTATGTTAGCGAAGTTATGCCTGCTACAACTGCTTCTGCAGTTTCTACCAAGTTCATCATCTTCGGTAACTTCAACTGTTTCTACTGGGGCGATCGCAAGAACATGTCTCTCAGTATTTCAGACGTTGCGACTGTTGGTAGCGTTAATGCTTACGCAAGCAACCAATCAGTTATTCGCGTAATTCAACGTACAGGGTTAGCTGTTGGTCTCCCAACTGGCTTCTCAGTACTTAAGACTGCTGCAAGTTAATATTTTCTAATTTTCTAAATTTATGAACAGCTACAAATTTTTAACTAATGTCATGTGTGATGGTCTAGGTTACCAAAAAGATTCAGTGCATAAGCTTTCAGATGAGCAAGCGCTAAATTTTGGTGAAACTGTCGCACTTGTCCCTGAAGTTGAAGCACCGGTAAACGATACAGCTGCAGATGATGCTTCTGAAAAGAAGGTTGCTCTAGCACATCCAAACAAGATGCTTAAAAACCAAAAGGCGACAAAGAAATAATTCTTTGTGGCTGTTCTAACTCTTCTATATGGACTTAAGTAAAAATTATAAGGCAATTTCATTGCTCCGCCCACAAACTGCAACTTCAACCGCTACTGGTTCTGCAGTTGATACTATGGGTTACGGTGATGATGCTGCTATCATTCTCGATCTCGGTGCAGCTTCTGGAACCAGCGCAACTTTGGATGTAACAATTCAAACTTCTGCTGATGGTTCTACAGGATGGACTACCCGTACTACTTTTTCTCAACTTACTGATACTTCTGATAACAAAATTGCCTGTGGCAAATTGGTATTGGATGCAGCAAGTCGTAGATATGTACGCGCTGTTGGAACAATTGCAGGTACTACACCTTCATTTACCTTCGGTGTGTCTATGCTTTTACAAGCAGAACAAGGTGGTGCAAGTTTGAACTCTTTAACAGCTGCTTAGGCTGTTTGGGCAGGTCTTCAATGAGGGCCTGCCCTGTTAATACCCAATATTACCATTATGGCTGCCTACGATTTAATCACTACGTCAGAGTTTAAGCTGTTCTTAGACATACAAGTTAGTACTTGGGATACACTAATAGATTCTTTAGTGACTAGCTGTAGTGTTTGGATTGAAAACTACTGTGGTGGTTTAAGGTTCAAAAACAGTGGCAGCGATGTTACTGAGTATTACGATGGAGAAACACAGGATGACGACAGGATGTCTATATTCGTTAAAAACATTCCTATCATTAGCGTTACCAGTGTTGCATCTGCTAGTGGTTCTTACAGCTCTCCTACCTGGACTAACTTTGATGCTGCCAACGATTACGTAGTAAATCGCCAAACCGGTCAGATCTCGTTTTTCTCTCTACCAGAGGGTAAACAGAACATTAGAGTTATTTACCAGGGAGGTTACAGCTCAGTTCCTGAGGATCTAAAGCTAGCTTGTCTTGAATTGGTTGCTAGGACTTTCAATAAAAGAAAATCATTCGGTGTTTCGAATGAATCAGTGGGTGGTGCAAGCGTGACCTGGGAAAAAGAACTAGATGTAGACCTAAGAAAAACGCTTAACCGATACCGAAACTATGCTATTTAGATACAACTACACCAGCGTAGCTACAGTTAAGCGTAATACGTATACAGGAGACAAGTCTTCTTATGTAACGCAATCTACACCAGTAAACGGATATTTTGCTCCAACATCTACTACAGAAACTGCTGGGTCACAATCAATAATAAGCCAATCATATCAATTCGTTACCGATGGACCAGAGGATGTAAGGGCAAATGACCGATTGGTTATCAATAGTGTCGAATATGGTGTGAAGGGCGTGCAAAGGTTTACCCAGTTATCACAGGATGTACTGATTTGTACCCTGAATAAAAGCGTTAACAAGTAGGCTATGCCAGTAAACTTGAACGTACAGGTTACTGGCTTGGATAAGCTGCAGAAGGCATTCAAGCAAGCACCAACCATAGCAAACAAGCATTTGAATACAGCTATTAAACAGTCGGTATTCACTCTACTTGCGAATGCGAGAATTGCGGCCCCTGTTGATCAAGGTTTTTTGCGTAATTCTGGTATGGTAACTAGCTTTGAGATCCTTAAAGGTGTGCTTGAGAATAGAGCGCCATATGCACTCTATGTTCATGAGGGAACAAGACCACACTATGTTCCATTGGCAGCGATTAAAGACTGGTCTGATAGGCATGGCATCCCTGCATTCTTGGTGCAACGGTCAATTATGAGAAAAGGAACAAAGCCAAAGCCATTTTTTAAGGACTCTATAGAAGCTTCACAGGAAAGCATCGATAAGTACTTCCAGAAGGCTTTAGACAATATCATTAAAGAATTATCAAAATAATATGGACTTCAACACTATTCGATCCTATATCCTAACCAGACTAACAACACTTACCGGTGTAGGGCAGCCATTGGCATTTGTCGATGATAAGCACCATACGGACTTTACTGGTTATCCTGCAGCCACATTTGAACCGATTAGGTTAGAAAACGAGTTCTTTACGAATACTGATAATAAAAGAGTATATGCGTTCTCTATTTTGGTTCATCAAGAAATGGACATAACTGGAAGAGATAATGCGGTAAGGATTCTTGATACATGTGTAGATACTATTAAGTCCTTATTTGACACTGACTACACATTGGGTGGCAATGTGGACTACAGTGACCCTATAACAGTAGACTTCGCAGAGTACATAGAAGGAAACGCTAGTATAAAGGTGGCCATTATTAGGCTTGCCGGAAATATTGAGGAACAAGTTTTACCGTAACTCTATTTTCAATTTGTGTAGTACATGTATACTTTGTGTGTAGCACATATATATGAAAAATTCTAAGGAAGATAAGTCAGTAAAAGTAGAACTAAAACCATACAACTTTCCTGAGCACGACATCACTGTTTGGGCAAAAGATATGGAGCATGCTCTTGAGGTGCTCGAAAAAAGTATTAAAAATAACTCTTAATTACTATGGCAAAAGAAGTCGGCCGATTAGCCTGGATCGGTATCGGTAAAGAATCAAGTAGAGGAACGGCAGTTGCTCCTACCTATGGTGTGGCTTGGATGGATGTTGGCAGTATCGATGACAAGGTAGGTACAGTGACTAACGAAGCTGCTCTAGCTCGTCTTGAATCAGTTGACGATTATGCAGTGGTTAAGAAGTTTGCAGAACCTGCTTGGAGCACAAAAATTAAGAGCGATCACATTGGGCTACTTTTCCTTTCTCTTATGGGGACTGTTAATTCTGTTGCCAAAAGCTCTCCGAATACTTCTGTATACGATCATACATTCTCAGTTCTTCAATCAGTACAGCATCCTTCGATTACTATTGCTCACAAAGATGCGAATGCAGATGTTCGTTTCGCAAATGCTGTAGTAAATACACTGAGAATAAACTATGAACGTGGCAAGTACTGTACATATGAGGTTACTACTATGTCCAAGGCTTCAGCATCAGCTTCAAATACAGTTGCAAATACAACTGAGTACGACTTCTTGCCACAACATCTTACTTTTAAGAATGCGAATGCCCAATCTGGCTTGAGTGGAGCTAGTGCAGTAGCCATCCGAAGCGCTACTATAGAGTTTTCTCAAAACCTGGTTTCTGAGGATGTATTGGGAACTACTGCTCCCAACGATTTCTTAAGCCAAGGTTTTACTGCAAGAGGTAGTGTTACCTTAGTGCACAATGCAACAACATATTCTGCACTTCAAAATGCTGGAACTAAGCAAGCATTGCGCTTCGATCTATTACACACAGCAACCATCGGAACGAGTTCAAACCCAGAGCTCAAGATAGACTTTTATAGCGCTTCAATTACTAACTATACTAAGCGCTTATCTCTCAATGAGTTGGTAGAAGAATCATTTGATTTTGAAGCTTATTTCAGTCTTTCAGATAGCAAAATGTTAGATGTTGTTCTTACCAATTTAGTAACTTCTTACTAAGCATGATAGTTAAATTTAAACTTCCTAAATCTCAGTGGGAAATTGATGTTGAGGCAGAGCCTGGTTTTGGAGACTACGACGCTATTGAGTCATATATGATTGCTAATACCCAAGGATCTATTAACCCTGAGACTGATAGATGGGAGGGTAAAGTTCCAGGCAGCGTCTTAGTTAATGCTAAGTACAACAAGATAGAGATACTAGTAAAAGCAGTTCGTAACGCAGAAGGTGGTCCACTGCCTGGTAGAGTTATAGATCTTATGAAGGGAATGCACCCAGAAGATGGTAAGGCGTTAATTAAATTTGTTGAAGAAACATTCGAAGACTATAAAAAAAAATTGGATACGACAGGGCAGCAATAGAAGAAGTTGTTTTGTATAAGGGAAGGCATAAGGAAGCCGTTATACCGTTCCTAGCACTTAAGACTGGTATTGCGCCAAGCACATTGAGGAAACAAAGTTATAGAGATCTGTCTGCAATGATGAGCTACATAGAGTTCGAAACCAAGCGTGAGAATATGAAACCAAATAAATAACTATGGCAGATAATCAGACACTCACGATACAACTTCAAGCTAAAGACAATGCTAGTAAACAGATTCAAGATGCTAGCAAAAAGATCTCTGATGCCGTTAAGGGAATAGGTGATGCAGCAAAGAAAATCTCCACTTACTCAGCTGCAGCATTGGCTGGAATGACAGCGTTTGCTGTTAAGTCAGTTAAAGACATGGGTAGTTTGGCTGAGGAAATTGATAACATGCAGAAGAGAACAGGATTAGCCACTGCTTCTATATCTGCTTTGCGCCTAGCTGCCGATCAGACCAGTGTGCCTATCGATGCGATGGAGCTTGGTATGAAAAAACTTGGCATCAACATCTTAGATATGCAAGATGCTGGTGTTAAGGCCCAAAAGTCCATTAAAGACTTGGGTTTAAAGTTTAAAGATATCCAGGATCTACCAATCGAAAAGCAATTCTTCACTATCGGTAATGCAATTGCTAAGCTAGACGACCCCACTGAACGTGTTAGAAAGTCTGTTGAACTATTTGGTAAAGCGGGAACTGACCTATTGCCTATATTTGGGGAGGGATCAATGACCTTACAAGAATGGACAAAGAAGGCTGAGGAGATGGGTGTTATGCTCGATTCCAAGACGATAGATTCTGCACTCAAAGCTGATCAAGCATTCGACGACTTCGAAGGGACTGTAAAAGGTTTGGTTAATACTGCCGCGCAGAACTTTCTTCCCGTAGTTACAGAAATGGTGGAAGGTTTGACTCCACTTATTCAACAAGTTGGTAACTGGGTAAAACAAAACCCCGAGCTTGTGAAACAAATTGCTGAATGGACGGTTAAGTTATTGGCAGCAGGTGCAGCTCTTGGACCATTTGTAAAGCTTATGGAGGGACTATCTGCCACAATGTCAGTTGCTAAATCTATTGGAGAGGTAAGTACTGCTCTGAAGATTCTGACTGGTGTGGGACTGGGTGGCTGGGGCCTAGCTTTGGCAGCGATCATTGCATCGCTTACCTGGATATTAATGAACTGGGAAGAGGTTAGTACTGGCATTGAATCCATAGCCAAAAAGCTTGGATTGATATCTGAAACGAGCAAGGAAGCACAGCTCGAACTTAGTAGATTACAGCAGGTATCTGTAAGAGTGGGCAATGAAATTGGGACTAAAAGCCAGATAGATCCTAAGTACTACGGTTCAGCTAAAACCATTATGGATCCTAACTATGATAAGTATCTTAATCTAACGACTCGCGATAAGAGCCAGGACAAGATATCAGCAGTGACGCCTGGTTTATTCGGAGGGACGGGATTCTTAGGATTATATGCCAATGGAGGACGCCCTGGCATGGGTAAGCCATCTATAGTTGGTGAGAATGGGCCTGAACTGTTTGTTCCTGATCAGGTTGGCACGGTAATACCTAATTCTCGCCTTGGTGGAAGTTCTGTGAATATCACCATCACCGGAAATACTCTGCTCGATCACAATGCAGCAGAGAAGATTGGTGACATGATTTTCGACAAGCTTAGGCTGCAACAAAGGATTTCATAGTATATGGCTCTACAAATCAATGTAAATGGCGTAGATAGAACGAGTTTAATCGCATGGAACACGGTTGAAGTGCAGGAGAACCTAACTGACCAGGTTGATACTCTTAGATTTGGCTACAGCAAGTATGGTTCTTCTACATTTGTGCCAGTGATACTGGATGAAGTTACCCTCTATCAGGATGCAGTAAAAATATTTGGCGGTAACATTGTCGACATTCAAGAGATGTCTCTTGTTGACGAGATTAAGTATCAGGTAGTAGTTAAGGACTACACTCACGTCATGGATAGCTTCTTGGTAGTAGAAAGTTACCAGAGCAAGCCAGTTATCAATATTATTATTGATATACTTAATACTTATATTAATAAAAACAACCGCATAGGTATCGCTACATTTGAGACGAACGAAATATGGAGCGCTGGATCGGCTGACACAACAAACTACCGAGTAGGTTCACAGGGCAGACGCCTAACTAGCTCTGGTTCAACTACTACTGCGTACCGTGATGTTGCTCTCAACCTTCAGCCTACTGGCTATGCAACCAGTGATTACATCGATATCGACGTCTATGTGGACACTATAGCCAACCTCTCAAGCTGCGTTATAAAGCTTGGGAACACGGCCATGAGTGTGTACTACAGTAAGTCAATCACGGGATTAACCTCAGGTTGGAATAGGGTACACTTATTAAAGTCTGGATTTTCAACTACAGGTAGTCCCTCCTGGAGTTCAATAGCTAGAGTTCAACTAGAAGTAACAGCAGTAGCTGCGACTACAGTTAATGTAACATTTGATAACTGGAACGAGCATAAAGCGAGCGCATTTACCTGTAATGCTTCATTCTCTGCGACGCAGATCATTAGTTACATGGCTTTTAATTATATCCAACCGTCAAAAGCTTTCCAAAAAATGGCTCAGCTTTTTCAGTGGCAGTGGTATGTCGATGAAAATAAAGACATTCACTTCTTTTCTAAGTTTACTGACCCTGCACCATTTAACCTAACTGATACTGGTGGTAACTATGTACCTAGATCATTAGTTATTAAGCGAAATGCAGATCAACTGAGGAATTCTATTTACGTGCGTGGTGGTGAGTATCAAGGAAGTGCCATAAACGATGATTTGAGTCATCAAGTGGATGGAACAAATAAGCTTTTCAAATTAGCCTATAAGTATACTGACTATAGCCTAACCGTAGCTGGCACATCGCGTGCAGTAGGAGTAGAGAATCTAGACTCTTATACATCTAATGTAGGCGCAAAACAGACTGTTTTTGGTACTGCGAACGTGACTATTGGTGATGCAGCTGCAAGAACGAGACAGGCTCAACAAGTGATCACTACAGCACATGGAAGAAGAAATGGCATAAAGCTGAGGGTTAAAAAGGTTGGCTCTCCTGTAGATAATCTCCAAGTTCAGTTCTTTAGTGATAGCGGAAGTAACGCACCAAGTGGATCAAGCACATCGACTACTGCAAGTGTTGCTGGAGGATCTCTCACTACTTCTTACGTTGAGACCACATTTACTGTCACAGGTGCAGTGCTCAATGCAGGAACTACATATCATATCGTTATTACAAGAAGTGGAGCTAATGACGCGTCAAACTACTACCAGATCGATGCTGGCGCGCAGAGTGATTATGATGGGCTTAGCAATACCTATAATGCGTCTTGGTCAGTAGGTACAAATAAGCTGTATTTTATAGAGCTCCTAGATTTCGATGTGCTCTACAACTTTAATGAAAAGGTGCTCAAGTTTAGTTCAGCGCCTGCACTAGCAACCAGCATTGTTTGGAATGGAAAACCATACTTTCCTGTAATTGCACTGTACAAAGACAATGCCTCTATTAGTAGCTATGGAGAGACACAACACATCATTGTAGACCCCACAATTAAGAGTACAGCAGGTGCACAACAAAGAGCTCAACAGGAGATTCTTGAGTGGGCGTCTGAAGCTCTGGAGGCACAATACATAACGAGGCAAAGTGGTTTGCATGCTGGAATGACACAAAACATCCAGTCAACTCTCAGAGGATTAGATGAGGATTACCTTATTAAAACTGTGACAGCACGTGCTAGAACTCCCAATGACTTCGAGTACCAGGTTTCGTTGGTTACGACAAAGACTATGGGTCTGCTGTACTACTTACAGTCCCAAATTCTTAAGGACCAAAACGACATTGTGATCAACGATGACGAGCTGCTCAATAAGATTGAAGGTATATCAGAAACCGTATCGATTAGCAGCTCATATAGCACACTCATGTGTACAGAGAGAGTGTGGTCAAACGACGCAGGCACGACAACCAACAGATTGCTATACGACGGCACAACTTGTGACGTTTTGAATTAATAAAAAACTATGAATCATTCACTTCAAGAAAAAACATCACTGGATGGGATAATGCTTATCGAACTAAGGGATGCAGTGACAAACAAAATTAAAGAATACCACGAAATACATAACGTTGTATGTGATCGAGGTAAAAACGTAATAGCTGCACGATGGAATGGTGAGACAACCTATACGGGCATAATCAACTACCTTGCAGTTGGCACTGGTGCTGCGTCTCCTGCATCTACTGACACACAGTTGGTTACAGAATTAGCGCGCACAACTGTGTCTAGTAACAGTAGAGTTAATAATATTTCTACTATTACCTTCTTCTTTAACTCTGCTAGTGCTAATGGAACTTTAACCGAGGCAGGTGCGTTTATCGATGGGACAGCAAGCGCAAATAGTGGGCAGATATTTGACCACGTCAGCTTGCCATCAATAGTAAAAACTTCTGCAGAGACTTTAACTATAACTTT